TCTCTCCAGCCTTACACTCGAAAGCAACGAAGAGCCCGTTGTAGCAGGCGATGATGTCTGGGATGCCCGCCCTGCCCATCCCTGCTTGGAACGGAGAGAAGTGGTAGATGCCCATCTCATCAAGCGTCTGCTTAACTTGCTTCTTGACTTTTGCTTCCGGTGTCATGGCCATATCAGAATCCTTTATTCTGTCTTCGGTTTCTCAGTAGTGGGGTACGCACGGCCTTGTCAACCGTCATGCCCATTTTATAAATTCGCCAGCTTAAAACTTGGACGGACAGTCCGCTCAACTCGCTAAGCTCAACTAGCGAATACTGTTTTTTGTTCAGTATGAAATTTGCATTGCTTCTCCTGTTTCGTGCTTGTGCTTTTGATGTAGTCCAACGGCAGTTATTTGGCGCGTACCCTTTTTGATTGTCAATTCTGTCCAAAGACATTCCATCAGGGCATTCCCCCATATCTGCGTAGAAAGCCTCAAAAGAATCTTTCCAACGTTTACAGACAGTTATGCCTCTGCCGCCGTAGTTCTTCCATGCTTTGTTGTTTGGGTTTAAACAACGCTGTTTCATGGAGTGCCATGCTTGATATGTAGGCGTCTTTAACATCCCATGAGTGGCTCTGGCTTTGCCAAGTTCCACACGTAAACATCCACAACTTTTTGTGGATTTCAGATCACAGTTTTTTACAACATGCTCTGCCCCGCAAGAACAAATACATTTCCATGCAGGCTTGTCGTCTTTACGTGTGGGCGCTACTACCCGCAAGCGCCCAAACACACGGCCTACTTTTTCTGTGCTTCTTGGTCTTCCAACTCGTTTAACCATCGTAAGTAAACCTCGGCTTTCTTGTAATCCTCCGCGCCATTTTTCAGCCGCGCCCTACTTAAATATTTAAGTAGGTTTCCTAAATAATACCCTCTAAGTTGCTCGGTTGTCAACTTGGCCCGGATGTAGTCTATTGTTTCTATTCCTCCTGCGGTGTAGTGGGATGGTGCGTTCACCATATCGTCGGCTCGCATACCGTTGCATTGCTCATCAAAACTTTTCATAGTAGTGCTTCTCCATGTGTTGCTGGGGTTGGTTGTTGCTTGGGCTGGCGCTTGTTGAGTTGGCGCAGTGCCTCGCCCGTGGCCTGTTTGAACGGCCACCATGTGCGCCAGTCTATTGGTTTTGCTTTCTCCTTTCGTTTCATTTCAGGTCATCCATTGTCAGGACCCGTAGTGCTAGCATCTCTACGCGCCCCCGGAACTTTTTGTCCCGTACCGCCGCTGGCCATTTCTGTTTTGGCTCGGCCAGTTGCTCCGGTGTGTACCACGGTGCCCCCTTGATAAGGGTTGTGCATGGCGATTTTTCCGTGGACTTGGGTGTTGCAGTATTTGCATTTGAACCAGTAGCCATCTTCTACTTCCTTTACTTGAAAAAATTGGTGTCGGCAGAGAATCACTTCTTCTCTCCATGTATCTGCACCCGCCAGACCAAGAAGTGGTGCTTCTTGCCAAGCTCGGCAAAAGTCTTGGATAACTCCAACAAAATGTCCCGCTGGGCATCGTCGTCTAACTCATAGAACGAAGCAATCCGTGCCTCAAACTTTATGTCATCCGTCACTGCTTGTACGCTACTCATGTGTTCTTCTCCTTGAGTTTGGCTTCGATGGCTCGTATGAAATGAGTAAAGTTCACACCATCGCCCCAACGAGCATCAATGAACATTTGCACTTCCTCATCCGTCAGCCCCTGCCATTCACGCTTGGGTGGGGTGGTTGCTTTGCCAGTGGTATTGCAAGTATCACAATGAATCCACGAACCGCAACCCATGTAGATGCGGCCTAATCCTTTGCAGGTGTGACACTCCACAGTCTCTGGCTCGGCGCACTCCGTGCACTTGGTTGTGCATTGGCTACCTGTCTTGCAGGGCGGTGCTTGTTTTAAACCTTGCTCCAAGGCTTGCATTTGTTTTAGGCTCATGTGTTCTTCTCCTTTAACTGGGCTTCGATGGCACGGGCAAAGTCTTTCAATCGCATTTCACTGGGTGCGTACTTGACGATGCCTTCAAATGTTCGCATGACTTCCTCATCCGTCAGCCCCTGCCATTCACGCTTGGGTTGAATGAGTTGCTCTGCCGCAAACGACATGGCTTGCCCCAGTTTCTTGACCAGCACTTGCTCAATCAAAGGCACGATGGCCTCTTGCAAGTATTCTCGTAAGGCTTTTTCTTGCTCAATGTTCATGATTTCACGCATGGCTCTTGCCCCTTTAAATGCAACCCAATTGCAAGCATTGCATATTCAACTTCTCTGATTCCTTTTGCTCCCATGTTGGGAATTTTCCGCAAGTCACGGGCAGTCCACTGTTGAAGTTGTGCTGTCGTGTATATGCCTTCAGAGCGTAAACAATGCAAAACCCTAATCGGCAAGTCCAACTTATCAATACTGCCTGTCTTGATGTCCTCGTTTAACTGCCAGCGAGCAAGTATTCTTTCTTTTTCCTCAAGCATAGATTCAGCAATCTGATACGCGCTTCTTGCCACACTGCCTGGGTTGTGCTTCTCAGTAGCAATTAAGGCTTTCATTGCCTCAGCCGCAAATAGGTCTAGTAATTCTTCTCTTGTCATTTCTGTTCTCCTGTAATGCCGTGGGCGGCTTCGCCACGCTCCAACGCCTCCAGCGCCAGCTTCATTGCTTCTCTGCTCATTGTTTCTTCTCCGGTAGTGGACAGTTCTCGGGAACCTCGACGCAACACCACACGGCGGTCAGCCTCGGGCTTGTCATGTAGCGGTCGATGTAGAACCCATACTCTGAATGCAGAATATTCTTGATGTACTCGGCGCTCGTGTTGAGTTTGCCGGACAGTTGCGTCGTGGTCATGCCATCTGGATGCTTTAGAAGAATCTCTCGTAAGGCAATCGTCGTGGCAATCCTGCGGCGTATGGACTCCGTGCTCATTGTGGCTCCTTGTGCACCCACACTTCTGCCCCCGTTTCAGGGTCTGTGTAATTAAGCTCAGGATTGCACCAGCAGTCGCCGGACATGACGTGCTCCCGCACCTTACCCCTTGCTCGGATTGCTTTGGCGCACCCCCATGCTTGCACATGAACGCGACCGCTTTCGTCTCTGCCACCTTCCTCACACAACTTCGCACACTCCTCACGCTCGGCAACAGCGCCTTTGAAGAATCCTTCGTAGAACGCGCCTCGCATTTCGTCGGTTGTGTATGGGCAAGCCTCCCGCGCTATTCGCATAATGTCGTCTTGCGTCATACCTTCCCCTTCTTTATCAGCACTTCCTTGGGCGCCTTGTCGTACATGGGCTTCTTGGTCAGACCGATGTACATGGGCTCCTTGCCATCGGCGCGTAGCTTCTCCACCATCTTGGCTCCCTTGCGGGAGTTTCTAGCGTTGTGCTCAAGCTCCTTGCCAATCAGACTTGGGCCGCTGGTGTCAAATGCGTTGGTCATTCCACCCTCTCATAGGTCATTTCAAAAATGTCGGGCTTGCAAGCGTAGTGTTCACCCTTTACGCCGGTGATTATCCAGTCGCCGGGGGTGACGAAGTGCGGTCCTTCTAGCGTGTCAATCAATCCAAGAGAACCTTTTGGTAAGCCTTGCAAGTTTTCAGACCATGCCGCAGTGTCCGCTTCCTCTCCGGCAGGGATTCTCACCAGCGGATGGTCTCCGTCCTTGAACCATTGCGTGGCCTCAATGACCACGGGCTTTTTTCTGAATTTCATTTTTTCCTCGCTTCCAGCATGGCATCTGCGTACGCAAACGCAACATTTGAGACTCGTTCCTTGGCGTTGCCTCCAACCGCCTCGTCAGCAGTTACAACAACCAAAAACTCAGGACTTGTAAGCATCGCTTGCATAGCCTTTGCCGCAAAGTAATCCCGCAGGGTCATGCCGTTGTGTTCAATTTCATATTGACTTGCTATTTCTCTATGTTCCGCTTGAATCACCAAAGCCTTTTGCTTACCCGGAAACGCTGGCCCACCTGTTTCTTTACTTTCGTTGGTCATTGCGATACTCCCGCTCAACATCCATCCTCATGTGCAGGGCATAGCCGTAGCACACACCAAAGAGCGCTGTCACCAGCCGCGCGTTCCATGTCCAGTTCTGTGGGTTCAGGCTGAACTCCACGAACGCACCGACCAAGTACACCGTTGGGAATGTGACAAGGTATGGCAGGAGCCAGTACCCCACCACGCGCAGGTCGAACCATAAGTTATTGAGACTTTGCATCACGCGGCTTCCCTTCAAGGTCAACATGGACAAGCATCAAGAGGCAGAGCAACCCCACGCCAAAGGCAATGGCGGGCAACCACAGGCCGAACAAGATGCAGATGAGGTAGGCCGCTGTGAAGAACAGCCCCAAGAAAAACACAAATGTGAATCCAATTCGTTCAATCCAATCCCACATGGTCAATCCTTTGTGAAGTAGTAAGCGAGCCAAACCCACAGCACGACAGCGGCGATGCGTAGGGTGATGTTGAAGAACCCGTAGTTCGGGCGGTGCGGTTCCCACCAACTCATGGCGTAGTCTTGAGGGAACGCCTCGTTCAAGGTGCGGGGGTACTTGCGTACGGTCGGTGTCATTTCGGCTCCTCCCTCTCCTCTGGACGGCGTGCCTCTAACATAGCCTCTGCCACGTCGTATGCCACCGTTGCTACCCAGTCGATACAGATTTGGTCTTCCGACTCCCACTTGGTTAGCTTGGCCAACAATGTTTGCATCGCCGCCTTGGCGAACTCGTCTCTCATTTCCATTTTGCTTTCTCCTTTTACTTGAAGTATTTCTTGAGTTCTTCATACAGTTTGAACGCCTCTTTGATTCCCATGTTTGCAATGACCGTCTCCGCATCCCACTTCGTCTGGGTAGTAGCGACCTTCAATGCGGCGATGCCCGTTGTTGCGGGTATTGTGTCTTTGATTGTCTCGCGTGTGGCTTTCTTGAGTTTGACTGGCGCTTCTTTCTTCTTTCTCTTGTGGTACGGGTTCTTGAGTGGCGTGTACTCGGCTTGCGTTGTGGCTAAGTATCCGCCACTCGACACCACCATCCCCGTCCTGCGCATCTGTGTGATGATAGAGTGAACTGATGTCGTTTTGTATCCGTGCTTAGCCAATATGTTCACTACTTCTGATGATGTCCATGCGCCTGATTGAATGAATCTAAAGACATCGTGTGTCAAGTTTCCTGTTTTGCTGAAGGCCATTGTTTTCTCCTGTGGTTTGCGAATCGCGTTCTCGTGGTTGTCCCACTTTTCGAGCACTTTGCTCATTGCAGTTTTAATATCTGGCATTGCTTACTCCAAAAAGACCGAACCCCCAGCATAGAAGGTTCGGTAAAGGTTGTCAAGCGTTAGACTACTGAGGCCTAAACTATTCCTTGTACGCTGTGTCGAACAGTCCACACAACACCGTGTTGGGGTCGTAGACCTTGGCATCATGCCGCGCCTGTTTGATGACGCGCTCGGTGAGTTTCTTGCGGTCGATAAAGTGCTCGGCCAACTCGGGCTCCTCGGGGTAGACGGACTCACACATCATCTCGATGAGGAACCGTGGCTGGCCGAAGGCCGCATCCTCCAATGCGTAGAGCAGGTCTGTGCGAAGGAACTCTTCATCGTCGATGGTTTGGTAGGCAAGAGAAGCGTGGACACTGGTTGTT